GTCCTCAAGGTCTGTTTCTCTCATTACTTCCATAAAGACCTTTACAGTGTCTTCTACTTCTCCCATGTGTTTACTCCTTTCCTTTTGTTAGGGTTATAGGCTAATACTCCACCATGCCCACCGGGCGGAGCCGATGGGCATGTCGGGGCATTACTCCTGTGTTATGCTTCCCCGACGAAAGCCCTTGCCCACGCTAAGGTCTCCTCGTCGCGCCGCTTGTACCAGACCTTCGTCTTCCGGTTCCATCTCCACCCGTTTTCTTTGAGCGTGGAGCGGATTGACTCGCTCGGTATTCCCGGAAATACCAGCTCAACGCCGTCTCGAAGGTTATTCTCCTGCATCTTTGCCTCTGGCACTACGATAGGCACTATCTCTCGCGTCGGTTCCTGTTGTTGTCCTTGCATCATGTTGTTCTCCTTTCCTTGGTTGGTTATTCCTTGTTTGTAGTGATCTCGAAAAAGCCCCATCCGTCTTCGTCCTCGTCGTTCTCGGCCATGATCGCGTCAAAACATTCCTCACACAGTCCGCTGAGGTTATACTCCTTGATACCTGCGGGGCTATAACACTTCGCTATGGCTGGCTCTTTACATTTAATACAGAGCTGTGTGTCAAGCGCTTCGTCGAGAGTCTGCCCGTATACAGCCTTTGTCATCTTGTTCTGTATGTCCCTTAAAGTGGTCATTCTCCCCCTTTACCTGTAATCCCGCTCGTTTGCTGCGGCTTGGTTACTTTCGCACTCAGCTTCAAATTGCTCGTCCGGGTCCGGTTCATACTTGACCTCGCCACACCGGGGCACGAAGCCGTCTAAGAGTTGGCCGGTATCGCGGCATACGTGGCGAGCAATGCCGATCATGTCGTGAATAAAATCCTGGTCGCTAAAAGACATCAGCCTGTCAAAGTCCAGGTTGTACCCGCCGATGACACACGCCTCAAGGTCCATGCTAAAGTCTATAAAGTCTCTGCCGGGGTCAATCCCCTGCCTGCGGTAATACTCCATAGTCCTTTTTGCGGCGGCTTGAGCCTTATCGGCTACTATACCGTCCGGTAACGCGTTCCAATCAATCATGTGTTCCCCCCTTCCTTATACTCGATTTCTCTCTGTAGTTGGTTCATACGTTTTTCCAGATTGTGCATACTGTTAGATACGACCTCTAAGGCCTCTTTCGTTTCTAAATAGGAGTAATAGCTTTTCCAGACTTCTGCGGAGATGATCTTATATGACAGTAGAATGTCGGGGGGGAGATCGTCTCCCTTATCCTCGACAATCAAGTCGAGGGCGGTCCCTAATGCCTTAAGCCTTTCAAGTCCATCCATACGCTCTCCTTTCCTGTGTTAGTAATAAGTTAGCCAGCCATGCAAGCCCACGCTAACGGCATGAGCTTGCGATATGGTGGGCTAAGCTGGTTCTCCTGGTCCAACCTTGCCCATTATCCCATTGGGCTGGAGAGGCTCCGAACCGTAGTTAATCAGCCGACTGACATCAAGCCGGGCTTCATCCATCTTATCCAGGATCGGGGAAACTTCCTGGTAGCAATCCCCGCCGATATCGACAGCTCTCCGATAAATGTTATTAATGCTTAACTCAATACTGGCCAAACTCCGGTTGATCGATGATCTTGTTTCTCCGCGCTTAATGGCTTCCATGTCATTCTCCTTTTTAAATGAGTTCGTAATGGGACAGGCGACGCACAAAGCTGTCCTCGGCATATTTTTTCGTGTATTCCACGTCCCACCCCGCGGCCTTAGCTGCATTTATGAACAATGGCGCGTCGCAGTCTTCTTCCAAGTAAAGCCGACCCTTATGATCCATATAGCTAAAGGTGCTTATTTGGGCGGCAATTCCCAATGCGTCAACGTCGTCTACTCCAACCTCTAACCATGCGTGGCCAGGATCAGAGTGAAACGTCAGCTCCAAACGCCTAAAAGGTATTTCTTCCATACTCGCTCTCCTTTCTCGGTTAATAAACCGTCCTGGTATGCCCACGCCAACGGCGTGAGCACGACAGGAAGGTCTACTACGAGGACATAGGGGCGGTTATTGGCAGGATTGATAAGGAGTGAATGTTTGGTGCCCCTGGATTCTCTCTAAGGTAGTCGGTGAAACAGTCGGGGCACATTAAAAGCTCGTCGTCCGGGTCTGTCCCAGCCTCGTGGCTCCATTCTACTCTTAAAGCCGCTGGAAGCAGGCAGTGTCCATGCTCGCATCTGTTTATCTGGAAAATGGGCGGGTAAGGAACAGGGTCTATTATGACGTTGCTCTCTAACCATATCCGGTTCATAAGATCGACTATCGCTTCTCGGTGGTGATTGCTTGAGCGTCAGAGAGGACAGCCGGTAATTCCTTCCGGCGGCTGACCCTCTATCATAGCAAGGTACCGAGGCTCTCCATTGCCGTCTGTTGATCGCGTAAGAGTAATTGGGGTGGCTGGTCTGATCATCTTGTTATCTCCTTTCATTATATATATTTGTAGTCACGTAAAACATAACATGACTAAACATGACATGTCAAGCATTATTTGTAAGAGAATGCTTACAGAATTGACCCTATTGACTAAAACCTTATTTTTATTGTACAATCCATACATCTTGTTACATGTTCACCGTGTACCCTATATGTAGTATAACAGTGCGAATGGAGGTGCGAGGTGTCGTCCAAATCATCCCACAAAACAACCAGGAGACGGGTAGACTGGGAGTCTATCGAAAAGGAATATCGGGCAGGCCAGCTATCCAATGTAGAAATAGGCAAAAGGTACGGCGTTGCTGAATCAACCATACGCAAGAGAGCTAAAAAGCACGGCTGGACTAAAGCCCTTGCGCGGGTTGTTCGGGAAGGCATACAGGAAGAGATGGTGCGAGAGAATGTGCGAGAAGCACGAGAATCTCATGCGCAGGAAGGTGGTGATGCCTCGTCCCTTAGCGATGAAGAGATAACCAAAGCCGCTATCGAACGCGGCGCGACAGTCATTAAAACCCACCGCAAGGATATCAAAAAGAGCCTGGACATCGTATCGATCCTGCAAGACCAGCTGATGGAAGTAGCGCAAATCCGTGAGGAAATCGAGGAAGAGATACACGAGGAGACCTCAGAAGATAAGAAAGCTCGTCGTCGTTCGACCATGCTTCGAGCTGTATCCTTGCCGACCCATGCGTCGATGGTGCGAGACCTCGCAATGGCGCAAAAGACTCTCGTCGCGCTTGAGCGTCAAGCCTTCAGTATAGACGATGACGGACGCACTCCTAATGAGGAAACCCCGAAGATGATCCAGGTCGTCCACGTCTCAGCCAAAGACAACCCGTATATCAAACAGGCAGAGCAGGAAGAGCGGGACGAAGAGGCTAATGGGCAATCCTGAGATACCATACCCGGTGCGAATGGCACTCGGTCAATTCGTGGCCGAAATGCCGGAAGCTCTGGCCTACTTCGACCGACCATGCCGGTATAAAGCCGCGTGGGGTGGACGAGCAAGTGCGAAGTCGTGGACAATCGCACGTAAGCTGCTAATCAGGGGCATAGAGGGTAGTGTCCGGGTACTTTGTACTCGTGAGATACAGAAGAGCATTAAAAAGTCAGTCCACCAGCTTCTGTCGGATCAAATCCAGCTTATGGATCTCGGCTCATGCTATGAAATCCTTGAGACGGAAATCCGGTCAAAGATAAACGATACAATATTCTCGTTCGAGGGGCTGTCAACGTCGACGATTGACAGCCTCAAGTCTTATGAGGGCTACGACATAGTTTGGGTCGAAGAGGCGCAGATGGTATCTGAGCGGTCGTGGAAGATATTAACCCCGACTATCCGTAAATCAGGCTCCGAGATATGGATAACCATGAACCCAGTACTCGAAACCGATGCAAGCTATGTGCGGTTCGTGGCCAACCCACCGCCTAACTACGTTGGCAGACTCGTCAACTGGCGTGATAATCCTTGGTTCAACCAGGAAATGAACGACGAACGGCTGCACTGCAAGCGCAACGACCCGGACTATTATCCTAACATATGGGAAGGCCAATGCCTGCCAGCAGTCGAAGGAGCTATCTATTTCCGGCAGGTCCAGGAAATGGAACGCCAGAACCGAATAAGGAACGTGCCTTATGACCCACTGCTTAAGGTTCACGTTGTCATGGATATAGGCGGGGACGCTCTAACCGCCGCCCTCGTCCAGGTCCAGGCATCAGAGATAAGGATAATCGAATATATTGAGGTAGACCACACTACCATCGACACATTCTCCGCTATCCTGAAAACGCGCCCATACAATTGGGGCCGGATGTGGGTACCGCATGATGGCTTTGCCAAGAAACTTGAGGCTAAGTTTATCAGCACCGCTGATTCGATGACTAAGCTCAGTTGGGATGTAGTCCCTCGTCACGAAATGGCCGAGGCATCAGTCGAGGAAGGAATCAAGGCCACGGCTATGGCTTTCAGTCGCATGTACTTCGATAAAGAGAAGTGTGCGGCTCCGGTCCCGGTTCGGCCAGTTGGTGCCTATAAGTATTCTGACTTGTCCTGGCGCGTGATCGAGTGCCTGAAAAGATATAAAAGGCATATCAACCCACAAACAGAAGTAGCCGGAACGCCGGTTCACGACCCATACTGCCACGGAGCTGATACAATTCGGTATGTGGCCTTGAACGCCGACCGCATGACTAACGAAAGCCAAATGATTGATATCTATGATGTCCAGGCCAGCTACCCGCCAACCGACAGGGAGGTCGGGCTATAAGAGGTAATTATGGCAGACGAAGAGAAAAAGAAGACGAAAGCTCAACAGATTACTGACGCAGGGCAAGCAGAATTGCGTCGGCAGCGAATGAGAACCCTTGCCCGGACCTTGATAAAGAAAAGGGACGAGGCTGTAGTCTTCCGAGCTGGAACAGGAGTTGAGCGACGCTGGAAGGAAGACGAAACCGCTTTCAATGGAGACCTGGACGATGGAAACAAGGTCTCTATGATTGACTATGCCACCGGAGAAGCTCCACCTCGGGGCGGTGATGGTTCCCCGGTAAGGTCGAAGGCCAAAGTAAACGTTATCAGGGGCAAATGCGAGACGGCAGAGGGCCGCTTCGTCGAAATCCTTTTCCCGGCGGGGGAACGTAACTGGAGCCTGTCAGAAACGCCAGTGCCAGATTTGGTAAAGGCTATGTCCGATGAAAGGCAGGTTACGAATACCGCGACCGGGGAGAAGATGGTTGACCAGGAAGGTGCGCCAGTAACAGCCGCCGATATAGCCGCTGTCAAGGTGGATGAGGCTAAGGAACGCATGGAAGCTATGGAGACCGAGATTCAGGACCAGCTCATCGAATGCGACTATGCGGGCGAGTGCTTTAAGGTTATCCGTGATGCCGTAAGAACCGGAACCGGCGTGCTTAAGGGGCCGAGCGTGCGAAAAGCCGTACGCCGCTCCTATGTCAAGAATGAAGAAGGGACGTGGGAAATGCAGACATTAGAAGACCACACCCCTACGTCTCAACATGTCGATTATCAAAAGATATTCCCTGCCCCTGATTGTGGCGAGGATATAAAAAGGGCACCGTATATATGGGAAGGCGGGGAAATCCTGCCGAGGGAGCTACGGAGCCTTATAGGGGTCGAGGGATATGATTCGGAACAGATAGAGGCTGTATTGAACGAGCCACCCCAAAGAACGACAGTTGGAGAATCTGCTTACTCGAACAAGCTGGAAATCAAGAAAGACGATGCAGAGTTCGGGGCCGCTTATGAATATTGGGAGTACCACGGTGACGTTAATAAAGAAGAGCTGAGGTTGCTCGGTCTCGACGTGGAAGATGTTAAGGGCACAAACTTGACGGCCTGTGTCGTCTTCGCTAATGAGAGGCCGATTAAAACTATAATAAGCGTAGTTGATACCGGTGATCTGATCTATGATTTTTTCCAGTGGACTCAAATGAAGGGGTCTCCGTGGGGTATCGGTGTAGCTCGACAGGGTATCTGGTGGCAAAGGATCATCCAGGCCGCGTGGCGCACTATGCTTGATAACGCCAGAGATTCGAGCGGCGGGCAGGTAATTGTAGGTCCGGGTGTCAATCCTATGGATAATCGTTGGGAGCTGACCGGCAAAAAGATATGGAGATATTCCTCAACCGACGCTAATGCGGATGTGCGAAAGGTTTTCGATCAAGTCCAGCTCGATAACAATCAACAGGACTTGCAGGCTATTATAGACCTTGCAATGAAGTTTCTCGAAGTAGAGACGAGTCTGCCTTTACTATTCCAGGGAGAACAGCCGGAATCAGTCCCGGACGTGCTCGGAATAGTCGAGGTCATGGTTGATTCAAGCAATATCGGCCTACGGTCGAGGGTGAGACAATGGGACCAGTACATCACAAAACCCCATATCACCCGATATTACTACTGGAACATGGAGTACGCCTTGGACGAGGACATAAAAGGCGACTACAACGTCATGCCTATTGGTTCAAGTGTGCTCCTGGCTCGTGATAAACAGGTCAGAGCGTTGTTACAGCTCTTTAATCTCCGGGAAGATGAGAAGGCCGGGGACGTGTACGATTGGGAAAAGGCATATGAAGAGCTTGCCAAGCACCTTAATGCTGATATTCTTAAGTCTGACCCGGATAAGAGACGCGACCAGAAGGAAAAGGAAAACGCACCTCAGCAAGCCGGTGATCCAAGGATAATGACCGCTCAGATAAGGTCAGAGGGTGAAATGGCGAAAGCGCAGCTCAACCAGCAGGCAGACATGGCCGAGCTGGAATTTAAGGCCGAGGAAGCCGAAATACAGCGTATGCACGAGTTGGAGCTGGCGAGAATGGAATACGACATGAAGCTTATGGAGTACGCAGAAAAGCACAACCTGGAATTAAGCAAAGTCAAGGCTACTCTCGCGATAGAGGCTTCAAAGCAGAACCTTATGAGGGAGCTGGAAGATAAAAAGGCCAAAACAGCAGAGCTTACTACCCCGCCGGTCGAGCCTACAGGCAAGGCCAAAGAGGGACAGGCGTATCAGGCATAATTAACCCTATCCACCAGGAAGGAGGATACCATGGCAAGAGTAAAGTTTTTCAAGGATGAAGGCTATTTGATGGTCGAGAATGTTGTTGAAATCGAAGTGAACCCGGCTTTTATGTTCGGTGAAGGGGCTTCTATTAAAGACCTTGAGGACAGGGTAGACCTGTTCGGAATTTTCAGGGACGGCGCAGTCGGCCCGGACGAGGACGTTATCGGTAATGTGGCTTTGCTTACGCTGGCGTGTGGCAGCAAGGTCGGTATTTTTACTGAGCATATGGCATATGTCAACTACAACTCGGAGGATGACGGTGATAATTTTAAAATCACCCCCAAAAGGCAAGCCAAAAATGACGAAAACAGTGAAGTTTCGACGCGAGTCAATCTTCCGGGTGAAGTAGGGCCGGATGACCTTATTATTCGTCATTTTGATTCCGATCCAGAGATTGACCCGCCGAGTCCGATTGACGCTTTCCCGAAGAAATCACCGGAAGGCCAGGACGAAGCCGCTAAAGCGGAGCTGATAAAAGCCGCCATGGAGCATGAGGAAAAGCGTGTAAGGCCGAACATCATGGAAGTGTTAGGCGATGGAGACCCGCAACACAAGGTTCAGTGTCCTAACTGTCAGACGTGGAGTCTTTTAACTGATGACATGTATCATGGAAGGGTTGCGGTCCGGTGTATTAACGGCGGTGATGATGCCGCGTCCGAGTCCTGCGGCTTTGAGCACCAGGAAGACTTTAGCATGAGGCAAGCTCAAGATCCGGCTTAGGAGCCTGATATGATATGGCCAGAGATTAACTTGCAGCGCGTGCCAATAATCGGTATCCCGGCCTACAGGCTTGAGTGTCCTAACTGCAAAGGGTGGCAGTACCTCGATATAGCTCAATTCGAGGGCCGGGAGCAAATATGGTGTGAATGTGGCTTCATGCTTTATCGGGACTTTACGAGCGTGAAGTTCAATAAGCCCATATAGGAGCCGCCGGTTATGGCGATGATGAAATATGATACGGTGCCGTCCCGGAACAAGCATGTTAATTCGGGACCGCCGAAAAAAGTACGCAAAGGGGTACCAGCAAAGCGTACACAAAGAAGGGGTAAGAAATGAGCGATGAATCCAGGGATACAGCTCAAGATCAAGAGAAGAAAGAGCCGCCTATATTTCACCATGTTAAGGTGCCTTTCGATGCAGAGGTGTTTGCCGAGTTCTTCATCCAGAAGGGCGAGGCGTTCAGCGTCTCTGCCGGTATGCCGCCCGGTACCGTGCTTGTTGATATTATGTACGACTTCGACATGAGGCAGGGCGTGGCGGTATTCTGGCATGAGAGTTTCGAGCCTCATTGCCTTGAGGAAGTGCCTTACGTGAATGTGGAGTGGCAGAAGTTTGGAATAGTCGAGTCAAAGGTAAAGCTGGTCGATTCTCAAGGACGGCCTAAGAGAGGTAGAAAGCACGATGCCTGATGAAATAGATATGGTGACTTTCCCCACATTCGACCCGGTTATGCTTCAAATGTCGACCGAGTTCCGGGTAGTACAGTCATATACAAGGGCTTTGATTAAACAGGTTCGTCTTCAAAACGAATCCCAAAGCCTTGACCAGGATCAAACATCGTTTCTGCGGGGCAAAATCAGCGCATATAAAGAGATTCTGGCTATGTGTGAACCTGAGCCGCAGCCGCCTAAATATAACGACAGAAACCAATATCTCGATAATGAGGGAGTAATGTAATGGCTAAAACTAAGCTGACCAGCTTGAAGATGACGAAGAAAGAGACAAAAGAGCGGTACGAGCCTGAGACAATAAGCGGCGGAACCTATCCATGGGGTACCCTGCTTGAGCTGGACAACCCGCTCGTTAAAAAGCTTGGCCTTAGCAAGGTGCAGGCAGGAGAAACGGTTCATATTATCGCCGTAGGCTCAGTAAGCGGTGTCAGTGAACGCGACGACGGCAAAAGGCGCAACGTGACTATCCAGCTCAAAAAGATGCGGGTGGACTGCGAGAAGGACACCAAGGCTAAGGAGCGTAAGAAGATCGAAAAAGAGGTCTTTGGCAACTAATGAATAGTAGTCCTCAAATTCAGATGTCCGAGCGTAAGGCGCGGGAATTTTTAGATAAAATAAAAAAAGATTGCCTTTCTGCGGGCGTTTGGCTAAAATGTGAGGAAAATTATAAAGATCGCCTTGATTTAATCAAAGTAGAGTTGAGTATTAAAATAGCTGGTAAATAGCTTATAAACTTAAGATTCAAGGTCAGGATCACTATTTAAGGGCCGACTTGGAGTAATTCCAGGTCGGCTTTTTTCGTTAATTCGGGCCGGACTATCCGCCCCACAGCAACCCGCCGTGAATACGCCGGGGAGAAGGAGTAAGGCAATGGGAGACAACCAGGAAGAACCATTGACTACGCAGGCCGAGATTGACAAGTTTCGCGCCCAAGCCATGACTGAAGAGTTTGGCGATAAAGCGTCAGAGGGAGCCGGTACGTTCACAGACGACCTGCCGCCGTCCGATGACGACGACTTTATGGTCAACCTTGAACAGGATGGTGGAGATGAAGGGCAACGCCCGAACAGCCAGAAAGACGAAACCGGTGCCAAAGGTGATGAAGGCTCTAAAGATGAAGAGGACATTTTCGCCGGGATAAATCCCGCCTTAAAGTCTCACATTGAAGGGCTTGAAGAACGAGTGCGGGGTTTCGGAACAACCGAGGAACGGTTGAAACAGGCTGAAAGGCGTATCGGTTCGTTACAGCAAGAGCTGAACAACAGGAATCAAGAGGGAGATGATGATAACAGCTCCGGCGACGATGGGAAAAAGGCACCGACCGATGAAGAGGTAGCTGCCGCAGCCGCGTCCGAAGAAGCCTGGAACGAGCTGTTAGAAGAGTTTCCTGAGTGGGGCAAGGCTATTGACGCTCGACTGGCCGCCGAAAGGAAGGGCTTTGAAGACCGCATAGCCGAGCTGGTGAAGCAGAACCAGAACAATATCGACCCGGAAGAGTCGAAAAGGAACACTAAGAAGATCAATGAGCTGACCATAGCGATGGAGCATCCTACATGGAAGAATACAGTGAAGTCAGAGGATTTCAACGAATGGGCGGCTCAACATCCAGAATTGAACCCTAAATACGCCAGCGAAGATCCGGAGGACGCAATCGAAGTGCTTAACCTCTATAACGAGTTCAAAAAAGAGGGCACCGGTAATTCAGGCAGAAAGAAAACCGCCGAGGAATTAACCAGAGAAAAGCGCGAACAGCGACTATCGGGATCGGAGCTGCCAGATACAAGTCCTTCACGGCTCAACACCTCTAACAATCCCGAGGATATGACCGAAGAGCAGTACCGGGAATACATATCCAAGGAGATATGGAAAGAGGACGAGCCGGAATAGAAAAAGGAGACCCTAAACAATGGCAATTCAAGAGTATAGTACAGTTGCTTCTCGTAATCTTATTCGGGCTGAAATGAAGATGCTGAAACATGCCATGCCGATACAGGTTCTTACCAAGTTCGGTGCGCAGAAAGAACAGCCTCTTAACAAGACGGATACCGTCGTTTTCCGTCGACTGAAGCCCTTTAACGCTACATCCGCCGAAGTTCCTAACATCACGGCGACTAATTTCATAACCCAGGAAGGCGTAACGCCTACGGCTAACACCATCAGCTATACTGACGTGAGTGTTACATTGCAGCAGTATTCCGTCCTGTTCAAGTTTTCCAGCAAAGCAGACCTGATGTACGAGGATAATATCCCGGACGATATGGCGACGCTTACTGGTGAGACTCTGGCAGAAGTAGCGGAGCTGCTTTGCTACGGTCAGGTCAGAGCTGGTACCTCTGTCATCTACGCTAATGGCTCCACAAGGGCCGGTGTCAACTCGAAGATCAGCCTTAATAAACTTCGACTGGCCGCCAGAACCCTTGAGTCGAACCGGGCTAAACGCGTAACTAAGTCGATTTCTGCTGGTCCGAATTTCGGCACGACCCCGGTCGAGCCTACATACTTAGTGTTTATACACACTGACTGTGTGGCTGACGTAAGGGACTTGGCCGGATTCACAAAGCGAGTCGAATACGGCACTCAGATTAAAGCCGCTCATCCAAGAGAGATCGGTGCGGTAG